AAAGATGGTGATGCTGGAATGGATTTGACAATAACAAGTATCATATCTGAAACCACAACTGATGTTACTTATGGATTTGGTATTGCTTTAGAAATACCTTTTGGTTTTGTTGGATTGGTATTCCCTCGTTCATCTGTTAGAAAATATGATTTAGCATTAACAAATTCTGTTGGTGTAATTGATAGCGGATATAGGGGTGAATTACAAGCAACATTCAAAAAAACAAGTTGGTTAAAGCAAGATTCATCCACAAAGTATAACGTAGGAGATAAAGGTGCACAAATTATGATTATACCATATCCACCAATTGAATTTAAAGAAGTAGATGAATTAACAAACACCGAAAGAGGCGAAGGCGGCTTCGGCTCAACAGGAAAATAAAAAATAAAAATATGTTTGAATTTAAAGAAGAACAAATAAATCACTCACTATGGGTGGAAAAATATCGTCCATCTAAATTAGAGGATTATGTTGGTAATGAGCACTTAAAAAGCAAAGTAAGTGGTTATATCGAAACTGAAGATGTACCACATCTTTTATTTTTCGGAAAAGCCGGCACTGGCAAAACAACATTGGCAAAGTTAATTGTTAATTCAATTGACTGTGATATTATGATGATTAATGCATCCGATGAAAACAATGTTGAAACTGTACGAAATAAAGTAAAAAACTTTGCATCATCGATGGGGTTCAAAAAATATAAAATCATTATATTAGATGAGTTTGATTATATGACTCCAAACGCACAGGCAATCCTTCGTAACTTAATGGAAACATTTAGTAGACATTGTAGGTTTATTTTGACTTGTAATTATATTGAAAAGATTATTGAACCAATTCAAAGCCGTTGTCAAACGTTTCAAATTACTCCACCAACTAAAAAAGATGTGGCAATTCAAATGAGTAAGATTTTAAAATCAGAAAGCGTTGAGTTTGACCCAAAAGATTTAGTTCCAATTATTGATTCTTCTTATCCTGATATTCGTAAGATTATTAATACTTGTCAATTAAATTCTCTTAAAGGTAAATTGCAAGTTGATGTACAAAATCTTTTAGAGAATGATTATAAGTTGAAAGTTCTCGAAGTTCTTAAATCAAATGATGATAAGAGAAACAAATATATGAAAATTAGGCAAACAATTCTTGATTCAAAGGCTACTGATTTTTCTGACCTTTATACATTGCTATATGACAAAGTTGATGATTATGCGGGAGAAAATACTGCAAATGTAATTTTAGTTTTAGGTGATGGGGTTGCTAAATCCGCAATAGCAATTGATAAAGAAATTATCGCAGCGGCTACACTAATTCAAATTTTAAATATTATATAATGGCTAACATTTTAGGAGCAGGTGGACAACCAATCGGAGGACAAGAAGAAAAACCAATACCTTTAGAAAAAACTGAAGCAATTGGATGTAAGAAATGCGGTGGTGAGATTTTCGTACAAGGTTTTGGATTTCGTAAAATTTCAAAGTTATTAACCGGAAAACCAAAGGATGAGGTATTACCAGTAGAATTATTCCTTTGTGGTGATTGTGGTGAAGTATTGAATGAATTATTACCTCCGGGTTTAAAAGTAGAAGACTAATGGCAAAAGGATTATTTGACCACATCAATGCAATTACAAAAGACCAGGACCCAAAGTATTGGGATAAGTTGGATGATGCTGATAAAAAGACTTGGAGTAATTGGTTAATTATCCGTTATATGTCTATGAACCCTGATTGGGTTGAGATGGTAGCGGAAATACAACCATATATTCAAGAAGCACCTCCTAAAGCTGTTTATAAAGCATTGATTGGAGTCATACCAAAAGGTAAAACATATCTTCGTTATATGAAAGGCAAATCGGTAAAAGATTATGAACAATGGATTATTGATTTGGTAGCCAAATGGTTTATGGTTTCTACTAGAGAAGCATCTGAATATTTAGATATATTATATGAAAGTGCTACTGGTAGAGAAGAAATTAAACGAATTGCCGAAGCATACGGCACAAATCCAAAAGAAATTACTAAGTTGAAACTTAAAGTATAATTTGGTAATCTCACCTTTTTTTCGTATCTTTAAGGTATAAATAAACATAATGGCAAAAGTATCATTTTCGCAGTACTCAATGTGGAGTAGCTGCCCCCAACAATATAAGTTAAACTATATAGATAAATTAGGTGAAAGTTCCGGTAACATTCACACACTATTTGGTAGTGCAATGCACGAAACTATCCAACATTATCTTTCGGTGATGTATGGTGTATCTAAAAAACAAGCCGATGAAATTGAATTGGATAGCTTGTTATTAGATAGAATGAAAGAAAATTTTACCAAAGAAAAGGAAGCTCTGAGTGAAGGTACTCCGTGTACTCAATTAGAATTAGAAGAATTTTATGGTGATGGCAGACGAATCCTTAGTTGGTTTAAGAAATATTGTAGTAAGTTTTATTCCAAATCCGGCTACGAACTAGTTGGTATTGAAATTCCATTAAACGCAAATATTAAACCGGGTGTTCATTTTATTGGGTTTATAGATATTGTATTAAGAGATTTAGCTGAAAATTCAATTATAATCGTTGATTTAAAAACTTCAACGATGGGTTGGAATCAATATCAAAAAGCGGATAAGATGAAAAATTCTCAAATCTTACTATATAAAAAATACTATTCAGAATTATTTAATATTCCTCTTACTAAAATAAAAGTAGAATATCAGATAATGAGAAGAAAACTACCTGAAGATTCTGCGTTTCCAATTCCATATATTTCAAAACACGTACCTCCAAATGGTACACCTTCGGTTAATAAAGTATATGATGAATTTATGGAATTCATTAATACTGTATTCGATGACACTGGTAATTATAAAGATATCCCATATCCTAAAGTACCTGGACAAAACAAAAAGAATTGTAAATGGTGTGAATTTATGAGTAGAGGGATATGTGATGGGAAAGCTTAAAAAAAGTTTTTAAAAATTATCGGTTTTTTTATTTCCAATATACTTATATATACAAATATATAAATCGATACAATGATTCAAGACAACACAAAACTAACAACGGTGAAGATATTGAAAGATGTATATTCATCATTTAAAAAAGTATCATTCAATTCAGATGTTACTTTACAAAAATTAGTCAATAGAACAGTTGAAAGATACGTTAATGACGCAGACTTTAGAAAGGAAATGAACGAATACGCAAAACTTCAAATCTCAGGTTCACAATTTTAAGAAAATAAATAAGTTATGGCAAAAAAGAAGATTCTGTTACTTTCAGATGATTTAAGAATGGCAAGTGGTATTGCCACAGTTTCAAAAGAATTGGTGCTTGGTACTGCGCACAAATATGACTGGTTTCAAGTTGGAGCCGCTATTAATCATCCTGAAGCAGGTAAGGTTTTAGATTTAAGTGAAGATATTCAAAAAAATTATAATATTCCCGATGCCAATGTAAAGATACTCCCTTGGAATGGTTATGGTAATCCTGATTTAATTAGACAACTAATTAATGCGGAAAAGCCTGATGCTATCTTACACTTTACTGACCCTCGTTATTGGACATGGTTGTACGATATCGAACATGAAATCAGACAAAATGTTCCTTTATTATTCTACGCAATTTGGGATGATTTGCCAGACCCAATGTATAATAGAAATTATTATGAAAGTTGTGATTGGATTGGATGTATTTCCCGCCAAACATATGGTATTATAAAAAGAATTAGTGCAAGAAACGATAAATCAACTTGGGTAACTAAAGCCGATTGGCAAGTAAGTTATGTACCACATGGTATAAATACCGATTTATATAAACCAGCTGAAGTACCTTCCGAATATCGTAAAGATATTTTGGGTGATAAAGAATATGATTTTATACTGTATTGGTCAAATAGAAATATTAGAAGAAAACAACCCGCTGATGTTATTTGGGCATATAAACTATTTTGTGATAAAATTGGAAAAGAGAAAGCTGACAAAACTTGTTTAGTAATGCATACACAACCGGTTGATGAAAATGGAACTGATTTGCCGGCAGTTATAGAAGCAATTGCAAATGGATACAACATTATATTTTCAGAAAAAAGAAGAACACAAAACGAATTAAATTGGAGCTACAATATTGCAGATTGTACTATTAACATCGCTAATAATGAAGGATTTGGATTGGCAACTGCAGAATCGGTAATGGCTGGTACACCAATCATTGTAAACGTAACTGGTGGATTGCAAGACCAATGTGGATTTAAAGTTGAAGGTAATGTATTAGTTGCCGATGATTATATTAAGATTGGCTCATTGCATGAGTGGAGAAAGTGGGAAGGTAAAGCAGAACCTGGTTCTTGGTGCATTCCTGTATGGAGCAGAGCACAGGCATTAGCAGGTTCAGTACCAACACCATACATTTGGGATGATAGAGTTGATTTAGATGATGTATCTGAAGCGATATTAAAAGTGTACAACACACCAAAAGAAGAAAGAAAGGCAAACGCTTTAGAAGGTAGAGAGTTCTTTATTAATGAGGCAGGTTTAAATCATACCAATATGTGCCAAACCCTAATTGATGGAATTGAATCAACATTCCAAAACTGGAAACCAAGAAAAAGATTTGAAGTATTCAAAATTAAATAAGTTATGAGTAAACCAACATTAGTATTTCAGGGACCTATTTTTACGAGAAGTGGATATGGTGACCATTGTAGAGATTTGATGAAATCACTTCGTAAAATGGATAAGTATGATATCAAAATCATACCATTGAGATGGGGTAATACTCCACAAAACCAAGTAGATGGTGAATCTGAATTTGGAAGATGGATGTTAGAAAGAGTTATTACTGCAATTGAGCAAAAGCCAGATGTGTTTATGCAAGTTTCAGTAGCAAACGAATTTGAAGCAAAAGGACATTATAATATTGGTGTAACTGCTGGCGTTGAAACTACAATTTGTCCAAAAGATTTTATCGATGGTTCTAACAAAATGGATTTAATCATTGTACCATCAAATTTTACAAAACAAAATTTGGGTGGAACGGTTTACCAACATAAAGACCAGGCTTCTGGAAATATTGTTGGGGAAACTAGAACAACGATACCTATTGAAGTTCTTTTTGAAGGAGTAGATACTCAGATATTTTCTAAAGGAAGTGGTAAGGATGTATTGGAAAATGTAAAAGAAGATTTTTGTTTTTTAACCGTTGGACATTGGTTAAAAGGCTCATTAGGACAAGATAGAAAAGATATAGGTATGGCTATAAAAACATTTGCAACCGTATTTCAATATCTTCCAAAAGATAAAAGACCGGCATTACTTGTAAAAACATCGCATGCCGGATTTTCAATAATCGATAGAGAAGAAACTCGTAAAAAAATAGAAGAAGTTGTTAAAACGTTTGGAGATAAATGTCCATCAATATATCTTTTACATGGTGATTTAGAAGAAACTGATATGGCTAATTTATACCATCATCCTAAAGTTAAAGCTATGTTATCATTTGCCAAAGGTGAAGGATATGGTAGACCTATGGCCGAATTTACTTTAACAGGTAAACCAATCTTAGCGAGTGGATGGAGTGGGCAGTTGGATTTCTTACCAGCGGAACATTCTGTACTATTAGAAGGTACATTGACAGCGGTGGATGAATCGGCAGCTGACCAATTTATAATGAAAGAAGCACAATGGTTTAGCGTAAATTATTCAGCGGCGGCAAATAAAATGTATGATGTTTTTAACAATTATAATACATATTTGCAAAAATCGGCAGGACTTAAAGAAAATACATTAAACAATTTTACTTTGGAGCATATGCATAATAAATTTACAGAAATATTAAATACTTATGTAAAAGAAGCAGCTAAAGTTGTTCCGTTCAATATCCCTCAGTTGAATAAAACTAAAATGCAAATACCACAATTAAATAAAATTTAAGATGCCGTTTACACAGCAATACCAAAAATTATTTAAGTCTGAATCATCGGTTGGTAAAACCCTTATTAAACCTAGAAATATATATCGTATCAATTCATATCAATATGCAAGTGATGGTAAGACTAAAGCATTAAGTGGAAACAATGCTGCAATAGTTTTTTGTATTGGGATTTATCAAAAAAAATTAAATTGTATAAAAATAACC